CCAAATAACATTAACCAAGAATTTATGAAAGAAGTATCATAATCGCTATCAACTGCAGTTGGTATACCATTAGAGTATTCTAGTGGATGAGAAGCAAAAGCATAATAATGAGAAACATTTGCTTCAATACTTTCTAAAATATCTTGTATTAAATTTTGTTTAAATTCAGGTAGAATTTTTGACATTATTTACCTATTGCAGTATAACTTACTGATTTTGCTGTTACATTTGCAGTTCTTACATTTGCAGTAGAAGTATTTGATGCAATTACAATGGACTGGTATGTTGAATCATATGCACCAGCAATATTTGTTGTTACTGTAAGTTGCTGTGGTGTTTACTGTAGAGTTACCAACAGCAATTGTTCCTTCTGAAACAGTAATAGATGATGTAGAATTAGATACTACAATAGTTGAACTATTTGCTGTAGTGTTTACTGTAGAGTTACCAACTAAAATTGAACCAGAAGTTGCTGTAACTTCTGATGTAGAGTTAGAAATTGAAACTGTAGTGCTATTTGCGACAGAATTTACAGTAGAATTTCCAATTAAAACATTATTTGCAACTGTTGCATTATTGGATGCAAAAGTAAAGGCAGAATAAACTTCATTAAAGTTATCATTTACTTTATCAAAAGCATCTCGTAACGGATCACCAGTTCCGTCATTTGCTGATGTACCTATTCCTATTGTTTGTTTTGCCACTTCCTATGACTCCTAAATTAAGAAACAAAATCTGCTAATGGTAACATTCTATCAACCGTATAAGTTCTGTCAGCAGTAGCAAAGAAAGTATAACTGTCCACAGTAACAACATTGTTATCAGCTAGTAAAATATTAGAATCTGAAGTAAAATCAAAAGATTTTACAGCTGTATTACTACTATGTAACAATTCTATATTAGAACTTACATCTTGTATAAGTTCAAACTCTCCAAATAATTCAGAACCGGCAGAATGAAATGTATCTTTTATTATATCTTTGTATTTAGCAAGTATTTTTTGAACTTTTATCTGATAAGAAAAATCTTGATAAAAATAACTATCTTGTATAAATTTATCAGAACTTAAATGACTTCTTGTTGTTGACCAAAAACCTCTACCAACACCAACACCACCTTTAGTAACTTTACCTTCGACAAGACTTGCAGTGTTAAATTCTGTTATATCTACAGATAATAATGCACCAGTTCCATTAGAAGTTCTTACTGTAAGTATTGGTATTGTTTCATATCCAGAACCTCTATCGCTATAAACAACTGAAGTTACAACGCCGTTACTATCAGTTCCTACAACTGCATTTGCTGTATCTGGTGTTCCTCCTCCAGAAAAAATAACCAATTCGTTATTTTGATAACCAGATCCACCAGAACTAATTACAACATTACTCAATCCACCTTGTAAATATAAATCTACATCTTCACCATTTAAATAAGATTTACCAGAATCAACTATTGACACTGAAGTAATAATGTCATTTCCTGATGCTGGTAAACCTCTAATGTTTTCATTTTCACCATTTAAAGTTTCATCTTCTCTTACCATAACAGTTTCATATGTAGCAAAATTAGCAGGCAATATTGTAGGTGCTGCTCTATATACAGCACTTGCTGTGGAACTATTCTCTGGTGGACCATAAAGAATTATTTGAGTGCTGTTTGTTACTTCTTTAATTACTTGTAATTCTTGTGTAGCATTCAAAGAAGAATTTGCTTGAATTTGAATGACATCGTTTGCAGCAAATATAGAATCAAATATAGTAGAAGTTCCTGTTATGGTATTTGAAGAAGCAGTGTAACTTATAGACCCAGGAAGTCCATTTGAAAGTAAATTAGATCTAACAAAATTTATAGTTGCGTTTGTGTAATTATTACCAGTTGTTATATTTGTTAATGTTGATATAGTTCCAAAAGTATCTGTTTTAAATGTTAAAGCGGTTCCAGTATTTGATGTTAAATTGGCAGTCTCGTCTCCAGGAAATCCATAAGTAGTTGCATCTAATTGTAGGTTAGAATAATTACAAATCACATCTGTATTGTATGTTACTATTTGTTGATTTGTAAGTTGATCTAAATCAAACCCTGCACCAGTCCCAGAAGTATCACCTGTTCCATTATAAACAAATGTAGCAGAGTTTGATAAATACCCGAATCCACCAGATAAAATATCAAAATTTATAGATCCAAATCCTCTACCAACATTAGCAACTCTCAAAAGTCCATTTTGACCAAAAGAAATAATATTATTATTTGTTAAATCTCTTTTAACTATTTTTAATATATTACCTACTTTAAAGTTTTGTCCACCATTAAGTATTTGTAGACCATTCAAAGAACCTTTTAAAATAGGAGCAGATGTAATAGCAGAAGTATTTGATGCTTGTCCTTTTGGAACAATCGCTTCACCAATTCTAAAGTCTTGATTTTTTGGTGTAATATTTGTAATAAACAATGTAGTAGAAATATCAGAATCAAAAGATTCTTTTGTAAAAGATTCTACTACTGCAAGAGTTCCTGATTCAGAACCTTCAATCTCTATACCAACTAAATCATTCAAATTCCCATTATCAGTAACCTCTAAATATTTTGGTTCTTTCCAAGTTCCATCAGAAGGTTTTAATATATCTCTACCAGGAATATATATTTCTGAATCTAAATTATAAAGAAGTTTAAATAATAATTTATGACCCTGTATACTAGATTTTGATCTGTAAGCATCTAAAACGTGCTTTATCATAAATCTTTTATTTACGACAGTCTCAAACGGAATACCAAATAAATATTTTTTCTCAAAATGAACTAAAAAATCATCTATAGTATTATCAATATCACCATAGTTTAAAAGATTTCTTGAATGGTAAATTGGATTTCCATTAGATTCCATCCACTCAAAATATGCTTTCATAAACAATATGAAAGTAGGTCCTTCTTCTCTATAAAAAGAAGGGAATTGATTTTCAATAAAGTTTGATATTTTTGTTTCTATTGAAAATTCCATATTACTTTACTGTTTCTATTACATTTACATTAACATTAGAATTGTCAATAAGTAAAATCATATTTTGAGAAGAAATAACATCCTTATTTTTAGTATTAACTAAGAATGAAATATATTGATCATATCCTTTTATTTTAATATTATCAACTTCTACTTCACCTGTAGTATAATTTATTGATCCTATATTAGATTTAATTGTAACTAGTTGTCCAGAAATTTCCTTATAAACTTCTAGATTACCATTACCATCATCTCTTATTTGAGCAAATTCTGTTTCATTATCATCATCATCTAGAAATGTAAATTGTGTTGTTGTTAGAACAACAGAATTATGTGTATATCCAGTACATAAAGTTCTTCTTGCTTCTAATTCATTATTGTATTTTATAATAAAACTTACTTTTTCATTTACTTTTGGTGTTTGTCTTGAAAGCAATCTTACTTGTGTGTCATTGCTTGTAATATTTTCATCAACTGCATCAATTGATGTAACAAATTTACTATATCTAAAATCATTATCAAATTTTGATAGAGTATCAGTTCCAAAATCTAGTATATCTTGAGTTACTAATGCATCAATATCAGATACAGATTTTAATGATGTTACTGTATTAAGTTGAACTGTTGATATAACGTGAATGTAAAAGAAATCTGGATCGACAAAAACAACTCTATTTGGAAGAGCAATATAATCTAATAGATAATTAAGAACATCGTTCTTTAGAAAATCTGGAGCAATTGTTCCTGATGCTGGTTTTAATGAAAGTAAAACTTTACCATATTGTTTAGGTTCTACTTCTTGTCCACCGTATACATTAACATCCGATAATGCACCACCAAATCTAGCTAAAACTAAAGCAGAATAATCATTTGATGCAACTGCTCTTTGTTGTGTAGCAAAAAATCTTGGTGCTCTAAATTTAACATCATCTATAGTTTCTTGAAAAGCACCATCTGCTGAATTAGTAACTACTGTTGAAGTTACTGTTGTGACTTCACCAGAGTTTATTGGTCCTAAATCATCAACAAGAGAAAGATCTGAAATACCATTAGAGTCTTTCCCATTGTTTACAATGTAGTCTGCTGTAACTATAGAAAAGTTTCTTGGTCTTCTTCCAAAAATATCATTACCAAAAACAATTTCATATCTATTATTATCAGATGGTTGTAAGAAAAATACCTGAGAATTTTTGTTTATACCAAGAAGATTTTCTGCTCTTGTGTAATTAAATGTATTAGCACCATTATTCTCTATTACTGAAACTGTAAGAGTATTAACATCTATATTTTCATTTGATAATCTTAAAACTTGTGTTTCATCTGTTGAATCATATATGAAAGAATCTTGAAAAAATGAACCTTCTAATACTTCAACATTTGAAATAGAGTAAGTATCATTTGCAGATGTAATAATATTTACTTCATTAGTAACAAACTCAAAAGAATTATTTGAATTTGATCCGGAAAATCTAGTTCCTTTTGGTATTGTGAAAGGACCATCAATGCCAGTTGTTTCAAACTCCAAATCAAGAAACGCAACAGATGATCTATTTGAAATAGGAAGATAATTTAGTTCTTTTGAATGTGATGCAACTGAATCATATTTCTGAGAAGAATCCAGAAACATTTCAGACGCAACCATATTTAAGTAGAAAGAATTTAAATGCGAATTATATGTCATTACATCAAGTAAGACATTAATATTTGAACCTTCAAAATTATAGTCTTTTAGGACAGATTGATTTTGGAGATAAGTTTTAAAATTTTGTTTTAGTGTATCAAAATCTAATGATGAAACTGATAAAGAACTATTTGACATTTAACGAACTCTTTTCAGTAATGGTATTGTTAAAGTTATTTCCTGATTACTATTTATAAGAGTATA